GACCGAGCCGTTCTCCTGCATCTCCATCGAAGAGACGATCTCCGAAGAGGCCAACACGATCACCAGCACTCTCTCCACAATGGAAGACGGTCTGGCTCCCTATCGTCCCGTCGCCGCCACTGAGTAAAAATTCAAAATGGCGAGATTTTGTGGAATAGTCGGATTCGTATATGACGAAGAGAGTGTTCCGGGCGTATTCGTTCAGAAGCCAATCGAGCGTACATACTACGGCGATGCTCAGACAATCCGTCATGACTGGCAGCAAACCGATACTTTGAATGATAATTTAAACGTTGGTCATCGTATCAGTGTTATCGCAGACGAATTCGCCTATGGACACTTTTCGGCCATGCGATATGTTAGATGGATGGGGACAAATTGGCGTATTCGGTCTGCCGAAGTCCAGCGCCCTCGTATTATTTTAACCTTAGGAGGTGTTTACAATGGGATCACGCCTGAATCTGCACAAGATTCTGAAAGCAATTTGTCCTAATTGTTACTTTCAGCCTCCCGAGTCCATCAAACTGAAATACCCCTGCATTATCTACAATAAAAGTTATCAAAAGATTACTCATGCCGATAATCTACCCTATCGACATGATAATCGATATACCGTAACAGTCATCGATAGAGATCCGGACAGTACATTACCCGATCAAGTTGCCAAGCTTAAGTCTTGTAACTTCGACCGCAGTTATGCAACCGAGGGTCTCTATCATACTGTTTACGTCATTTATTATTAAGGAGGAAATCCACATGGCTGCTAAGCTTATCTGGGATGCTCCGGGCGAGCATCTTTACGAAACTGGTGTTGACCAGGGTGTTCTTTACGAAATCGAAAACGGCGCATATGTCAGCGGTGTTGCCTGGAACGGTCTGACTGCTGTCAATGAGAAGCCCAGCGGCGCTGATGCGTCCCCGCTCTATGCCAACAACAAGCAGTATCTGAACCTGATTGCGGCAGAGAAGTATGAGGCTACCATTGAGGCTTATACCTGCCCCGATCAGTTCTACAAGCACGATGGTTACGGTGAACTCGTTACCGGTGTTCGTATCGGTCAGCAGGCTCGTACTCCGTTCGGTCTCTGCTATCGTTCTCTCATCGGCAACGACGAGGCTGGCGACAGCTATGGCTACACGCTGCATATGATCTATGGTGCTCAGGCATCCCCGTCTGAGAAGAACCACTCCACCGTCAATGAGAGCCCCGAGGCTGTCACGCTGAGCTGGGATCTGTCCACCACCCCGATCAATGTCACCGGTCACCGCGCCACCGCTTCCCTGAGCATCGACTCTATTGCTGTCGATAAGGGTAAGCTCGCTCGTCTTGAGGCGATTCTTTACGGTGTTGACGCTGTTGCTTTCGATCCTTCCAAGACATACAAAGCAGGTGATGCGGTCACTCAGAACACCAAAACCTATGTCGCAAAGACCGACATCGTGGCCGGCGAATTCAGCGCTGATAGCTGGTATGAGATCAACGAAGAAGGTCCGAGAATGCCTCTTCCCGACGAAATTGCCGAGATTTTCGCGTAATTTTATCCGACTCAAAAATTCAAAATGGAGGTCAAAGTCAAAAATTTTGACTAAAAACCCCTAAATCGTGGCCAAAAGCCCACTTTGCCCCCCCTATTTCTTTTATTTTAATGATTTTTTTTCACGATTAAAAAAGAATTAAGGGAAAAAAGTGGGCTTTTGGCCAAAATTGATATTTTTACCTTTAAGGAGGAAAAACACCATGGCTGATGCTTATCTGGTTACCTACAAGGCTCTTATCACTGAAGCAGACATCAAAGGCGGTTATGCCAACAAGAATGGTACGATCAATTTTGCCGGTCTGGACAAGAAGGCTGAGAATGTCGCTGCGGCGGCTGGCCAGAATGTCACTGCTGCTGAGTTCAAGGCTCTGCTCGACGCTCTTGTTGCTGCTGGCCTTATGAAGCCCGCTACCGAAGGGTAATTCAAACAATAGAAAGGAGTAAAAAGAATGTTACCCAAGAAGATTACTTATACCGATTACGAAGGTGTCGAAAGAACCGAAACTTTCTACTTCAACATGACCGAGGCTGAGTTGACGATGTATCAGCTCGAACATGCCGGTGGCATGAAAAAGCATCTCGAGAAGATCGTGGAAGGTCTCGACCAGCCCGCCATTCTCGAAAGATTCCGCGACATCATTCACAGAGCCTACGGCGAAAAGTCTGAGGACGGTCGCCGCTTTATCAAGAGTGACGAGCTCTCTACCGCCTTTGAGCAGACTGAGGCTTATTCCGTTCTCGTTATGGAGCTTCTGACTGATGAAAAGGCTGCTGCTGATTTCATCAATGGCATCATGCCTCAGAAGTACAGAGAGGCAAAACTCGTTCAGAAGCCGAACGGAGACGCGAACCTTCTTGGAGCGAAAACGGAGTAATTTATGCTGACTCTTCAAATCCCACCGAGAGAGTTCTTCGACGAGAGAAAACAAGAGTTTATTAACTTTGAGGGGTGCTCCTTACAAATGGAGCATTCCCTCATTTCTCTTTCTGAATGGGAAGCGAAATGGAAGAAGCCATTTCTGAATAAACCCGAAAGCAGAACGAGCGAAGAACTTATCGACTATTTTCGTTGCATGACGATCACCAAAAATGTAGATCCTCTAGCGTTCAAATCTCTTACGCAAGAGCATATCAACACGATCGTCAACTACATCAATGATCCGATGACGGCGACTTGGTTTTCTGATGATGATAGCAAAAAGCCGGGTCGTCCTAAAGAGATTGTTACATCTGAGCTCATCTATTATTGGATGATTGCTCAAAATATTCCCTTCGAGTGCCGAAAATGGCATCTTAATCGTCTGCTGACTCTCATCAGAGTTTGCAACGTTAAAAATAATCCGCCTAAGAAAATGTCCAAAGCTGACATTGCTCGTCGACAGCGTGAACTGAACGAGCAAAGAAAGAAGAAGCTGGGGACTAACGGCTGATGATTCAAAATGACCCAGAAAGGAGGGATGAGGCTTGATTACATTTACCCAAAAAGGAAATTTCAAGAAGACACAAACATTCTTGCAGAAAGCTAGATATCATTATTACTTGAATCATCTGGACAAATTTGGGGAAGAGGGTGTTCAAGCCTTATCCCTCGCTACTCCTAAAGATACGGGTAAGACGGCTGGTTCTTGGTATTACCGAATCAGAGAGACAAAGACTGGTGTTGTAATAGAATGGCTAAATAGCAACATACAAGACTACGTCAATATCGCTTTGATTTTGCAATACGGTCACGCCACGGGCACTGGCGGATACGTTCGTGGGATTGATTATATTAATCCTGCAATGCGTCCATTATTTGAAAAAATCGCAACCGATGCCTGGCAAGAATTGAAGTCTTATTCGGAGCCCATTGGGGCAAAATTTAAATAAAGGAAGTGACACGTAGATGAGCCGCGAAGTTGACGAACGCGTAGTGTCAATGCAATTCGACAATAAACAATTTGAAGCGAATGTAGCCACTACGATGTCCACTCTCGATAAACTCGAAAATAAACTCAATTTTAAAGGCGCTAGTAAAGCTCTTGATGAGCTTAATACCAGCGCTAAAAATGTTGATTTTAGTCATATGGGAAATGCGGTAGACTCCATTGAAGTAAAATTCAGTGCAATGAGTATTGCCGCAATTGCCGCAATTAATAGAATTGTAAACAAAGCATTTGATGCTGGTGAACAATTAATTAAAAGTCTTTCGATCGATCAAATTACCGCTGGTTGGACAAAATACGCAGATAAAACGACCGCCGTTCAAACGATTCTCGCCGCAACTGGTGAGTCGATGGAGTATGTAAACGAACAGCTCAGTAAAATGAACTGGTTTACTGATGAAACCAGCTTTAACTTTACCGACATGACTAATAACGTCGGTAAATTCACTTCTGCTGGCGTTGAATTGGATAAAGCCGTTTTAGCCATGCAGGGTATTGCTGCCGAAGCCGCTTTATCAGGTCAAAACGCTCAATCAGCAAGTCGTGCTATGTATAACTTCTCTCAAGCATTGGGTACTGGATCGGTTAGGGTTCAGGACTGGATGTCCATTGAGAATGCTAACATGGCCACTAAAGAATTCAAAGAAACAATCATCGAAACCGCTAAGGAGCTTGGACGAGTTTCGG